GGACGAAGCATGGTTCACCTTTTGCAAGGCGTGGGGTGTGCGGAAACGGGAAGTTGTTCCGTTGGGGAAGCGGCTAGAACGCTATGTCCCCACTAGCTACGATATGCTACTAGCTCGCAAGATGGGCCGCATGTGGCACCGAAATGGATACCGCCACCATTCTGATTAAAACACATGGCATAATTATGCGCTGTCAGCGTGAAAGGAGAACAAGAAATGGCAACAGTAGAAATTGAGTTCACGGCAGATGTGCCGGCGGGATTCGCTCTCACGGGTGAGTTTCGCAAACCGAATCTGTGTGAGTGGTATCTGAACCGGTATGGTGGTGCGAGTTATGCCTGTGATGGCGAGAATGCCATCGGGCCGAAGTGGTTGCTTGTCGAGCTGCCGGAGCCGTTTTTTGATCTTGGGTACGGGAAGTGGTATGCGGCAACGGGTGAATATGACATTCCCTATGGGCGTACCATCTATATCAATGATGGTCAGCGGGCTGTTATGGGCGTATGTTCTCTCGATAAACACATCATCCTATGCGAGATACCTGCGCCAGTTGCCGAGAAGACTGCCGAGCCGATCCCCCGCGAAGAATGCCTGTACGCGATCATATGTCCCCATTGTCACTCCAAGATAAGCATACTGCAGATAGATGCAAAGGGAGGTGAATTAATGTCATACCAAACCGACGCCGAGTTGGTTGAGGCCATCAGCGAAAATCTAGGCAGCGTTCCCTATGTCCCGAATGGGTGCGAGGAAGAGGAAGATGATGAACCTATGCGTTACGATGCCATTATTACGCGCTACGAAAACGGGAAGGTTCGCACCATCACGATTGAGGACGTGATCAGTGAGGGGTCCGATGGTGTCTATCATATCTTCATGACTGAAACGATGTGCGGATCATGCGTCTTGACCATGATTCCGATGTGTGATATTCTGCAGGTGGAATTACGACCGATGGAAGGGTGACGATGGCTGGACACAAGAAGGCGGCGGCGTGTGCGCAATTGTTGCGGTGCGTCTTGCGTGAAGTGCCGGGCAAGAAGGCGATCACGGAGCGCGAGGTGGCTGATGCGGTGATGAAGGTGGCGGAAATTGAAGCGGCGAGTCAGCGTTCTGTCGGGGTGGCGCGTTACAGCCAGGGCATGATGACCCCCGGCAAGATCAGCAATCCGACCGCGCAACAGGCTTCCTGCATGATTCATCCGGAACTGTACGGAGAATACACGCGTACAAAGCGCTTTGTGGATACGCTGAAGCGCGAATTGAAGGAATACGAGCGGTTGAGCGCGCAGGGGTTTGCGCTCTTGGGGGAACTGAAGTGCGAGAACCAGCAGCTCTATCCCATCATTGCGACGCACTTCCGGGACAATATCAGCCTGAAACACCTGGCTGCGACGCATCACTGTAATTGTGAGACGTTGCAACAACAGGTACGGCATCTCATAGAACCCCACGAAGACTATGTTGCGCTGCATGTCAATCACGATGCCTTCCCTCTGATTTGGGATTGGTATATAGGGAGACGATAACATGACTGCACTATCTTGCGTGAGGTCATTGATCCACGAACCAACAGTAAACCAACACTTGACAAGGGTTCTGAAGTGTGATAGAGTCATAATACAGGATGTGTTCATCGATCCTTGGCCCCGCGCCGTGCACGTGTTATATTATCGTGCACGGCGCTAACTTTATCCCCCGGAAGCTACTATGCCCCCTCGTCGCGACCCCACTGCGCAGACCGCGTTGTATCATCTCTCTTACGACAGTCAGGACAATACTCGGTCGTCTGGCACAGAATGTGGCGCGTGTGAAAACTTTCGTACCCCCCGATGTCAACACTGCGGCAATACAGATGCCGATAAACTCTTTCGCGCCTTGAGTGCGATTGATGAGATTGAGAAACAGTTGTCGTGAAGCAATATCCTCGCCCCCCAGACCCCGCTATCAAGAAAACGCACGGCCACAACGAGTATGCCAGGCAGAAGCGAGAAGCGCGTAAGGTCTATGATACCCTTGGCATCTGCGGCGCTCGGAATAGAACAGACGGCTCCGCGTGCGGGCGACAGGCCGGACTGCGCACGCCGCATCCCGGCGTGGGCTATTGCAATCTTCATGGGGGATGCTATGACCTTCGCGACCATAAACAGGGCATGGTCTCGGGCATCGCAGAAACAATCAAGGTGGAACTCATGCCAGACGGCAGGGACTTACTCACTCCAGAAGAACGCGCAAAATGGGACGCCATTCCTACCGACGCGAAAGATGCGATTACCAAGCAACTCTTTGTTGAGGGGGTGCGCATTGAACGCATGGAGAAGCGCCGCGACCAGGCGGAAGCGATGTTATTGAGTTCTCCTGATGGACTGTATCAGTCGAAGCGTGAACATAAAAAAGGCACCGACATGGGAAAGGATGTGGACTGGGAATCCCTCCAGCATTCTCCCATCATCGGCCTTGTCCAAAAGATCGAAAATGATATCACGATTGCCAAGGCCACCTATCAACGCCTCATTGAAACCAAGAACAAAATCGAACTCCAGCAGAGCAATGGCGGCAAGACACAGACCATCTGTATGCTTGGCGAACTCATTGACCAGATGAAGGCGCTCGACAAGCAGAATGACGCCGCCGCTGCGGAAGAGGCCGAGGAATAACCCCTCATGCCCGCGCTGAAACCGATAGACGACGATGTCATGCCCGAGGTGTCAGATGTCGTCGTGCCCCCCAAGCCGAATATTACGCTCTTTAATGCCAAAGGGATTAAGAGTATCGTAAACCAAAAGTACCTGAACTGCTGGGAGGGTTCGGTACGTTCGGGGAAAACGCTCGTTAGTATCTTCGCGTGGTTGGCGTATCTGAATGGGACCACCGAGCGGACGTTGATTATGTCCGGCAAGAGCCAGGGCAGCCTGTATCGCAACGTGATCTCCGGGCCCTTCGGTATGCTCGCCATCTGTCAAGACATGGCGAAACTCCATACGGACCGCTTCAACAATAAAATCCTGACCATTACGACGGCAACTGGCGATCATGACTGCTATCTGTTCGGCGCGAACGATGCGAGTTCATACGAACTGATGCACGGATTAACGGCCGGTGGATGGTTAGCCGATGAAATAAACTGTCATAACAGGATCTTCGTCAATGAAGGGTTTATGCGGACGATTGCATCCACGGACCGGAAGCATTTCTGGACGATGAACCCTGGGGACCCGAACCACTTTGTCTATTCCGAGTACATGGATGTGTATCTTCACGATCCTCCGCTTGGTGGCTATAATCAATGGTTCTTTACCCTTGATGACAACCCGGCGATTGACGACGAACGGAAGGCGCAAGTCAAATCACAATACAGCGGGGTGTTCTATCGTCGAAACATTCTCGGGGAGCGGTGCGCCGCAGAAGGCGCGATTTACGACATGATGGATGAGTCGAATTACTATGACGACTCCACACGACCGAGAGGACTAGAGTACCAGACCACGCGCTATATCGGCATCGACCACGGCACCCATAACCCGACGGTATTTTTAGACATGTATGATGACGGGGTGACGGTGTGGATTGACCGGGAGTATTACCACAGTTCTCGACTCAAAGACAAGTCCGGCCACAATATCCAGAAAGACCCCGCGCAATATACCGATGACTTCCTGCGCTTCTCGGAAGGGGAAGACTTCGACGGGCGCGAATTTGTTGGCGGGTCATTGCATCTGTCAGACTTTACCCCGCTCGTCGTGGCTGACCCATCCGCCGCACCGCTCATTACCGCGATGCGCAATAGAGCCATCGCAGTGAAGGCAGCAAAAAACGATGTCCTCGAGGGTATTGGCGCGGTGTCCACGATGCTGCGTCAGCGCAACCTCAAGGTGAACACGGATCGCTGTCCATACACCAAAAAAGAGATGGCGGGCTATTCATGGAACGAGAAGCTCGACAAGGTGGGCAAAGATCAGCCACTCAAGATCAATGATCATTGTCCGGATGTCGTGCGGTATATCGTATATACCATGATCCCCAAGTGGCGTTGGTCGGTACCAGTCTAACGCAAAGGAACTCGCATGGCGCGAACCCCTCGCACATCACCGTCCATACCGACCCCGCCCGAGTCCCCTCGAGTCAGCGATTCCGCGATCATGATGGCGATGGACGCCTATATCAACCAGGCGGCGCGGCTGGGGGCAGGCACGAATGCCATGACGTTCCAGGGACGGAACCCCCTGACCCGTCGCACGATGGATTACATGGAGTTGATCTCCCTGTATCGGTCGAATTGGATTGTGCAGAACATCGTCAATACCATTCCAGAGGACATGTGCAATAACTGGTATAAATTGCAGTGCGAACTCTCCCCGGCGGATGTAGAACTCTACGAGAAGTATGAAGAAAGCATCGGATTGCAGGCGCAAATACTGCTTGGCATTGAATGGGGTCGCATTTTCGGCGGCGCAGCAGGGTTAGTCAAGATGGATGGGGATATGGAAGCCCCCCTTGATCTTGACTTGGTGATGCCGGGAGATTTCCAAGGTCTCCACATTGTTGATCGGTGGTCTGGGATTACGCCGGAACCGGCGCTCTGCACCGATATGCACGACCCGGACTTTGGCCTTCCTGATTATTATGAATTTCACGATGATATGACCACGAAGACCTATCGTGTGCATCATTCGCGCATTATCCGGTTTGAAGGGCGGGCATTACCCTATTGGGAAAAGATTGCGGAGCAGTACTGGGGTGCGTCGGAACTGGAAGCTATTTACGATGATATTATGCGTCGCGACGCCATCATCAATAACATTGCAGAATTGACGTTCAAAGCCCGATTGTTGACCCGTGAAATCGACAACCTCGATCAGATATTGTCCTCGCGTGGCGGGGTAGAGCTTGAACGCTTCTATACGATTATGAAGGCGCAAGCAGACGCGCTCTCGAACCAGGGTGTGCTGCTCATTAACAAAGATGAAAAAGTCCAATCGCACCAATATACCTTTGCGGGTCTCGCGGAAATTTATGATAATGTAATGATGGATCTGGCAGGGGCCAGTCATACTCCTGTGGCAAAACTCTTTGGGCGCTCGCCCGGTGGCTTGAATGCGACGGGACAGGCTGACCAAGAATTCTACGACCATTACATTGAGACACAGAACAATTCGGTGCTCTTACCGAAACTCAACCGTCTGGTGCCCCTTGTGGCGTTAAGTGCTTGGGGCGAAATCCCGAAGCGCTATAAAGTGGTCTTTAATCCAGTCCGTCGCGCGGGGCTGAATGATATGGCGCAAATCGCCAACCGGAAGACCGCCAGTATCTGCGAGCTCCATGACCGGGGTATTATCGATACCAGCACGGCGCTGAAAGAAGCCCGTGAAATGTCAAAAGACACCGGCATGTATACCGATGTGACGGATGAGATGATTACGAGTACGGCAGGGCAGTACGTCTGGGATATTCGGCAGAAACTTGATCCCTTTGCGGGGATACGCCCCGCCACCGGCGAAACCGTGTCGGAATCCTATGATCCCACCACGGGCAAGCATACGGAACCGATGCGAGAGACCATGACGCCAGATGCGCCGCCGAACCCCGTCAAGACGAAGGAAGAGAACCCAATAGCGCCGTCCAATATGCTGTAATATGATGCGACACGATGCCCTGACACTGACGGCGGACCACCGCACCGATGAGAAGAAGCGGAATGCCGCGCTGATGTGGGCAGTCGCAGCGGCATACCGTCCCCCCATCGACGCCTTGCGCTCTCGTCTCAAACGCATGACCGATCGGCAGGAATATTTGACCGATGCGCACGGCTGGAATCATGACGGAACGCTGGCAATTGCCGCGACATTACACCAAGGACTCGCGTCGCTCCATGCCCGGACTGATGCAGTCACCCAGTTGATCACCCAGTCACAGCATCAAGCCGCCCATCTCGGGTCCACGCTGGCCGCCGCCTTACTGGCCGCCGCAGGCGTCGCGGATATTCACCATCTCTCCGCCGCGCGAGAAGCACGGATCGCGTTACAGCGCCCTGATGGTGTGCCATTCGCGCACAGAGTGCACCATGAGAACGCGAATCTGATCGCCCGGCTCCACGCAACCCTGCTCGGACATCTCACATACGATCCTTCTCGGCGTGTGGTGGCTGCCATGGCCCTGCTTGACGCCTTTTGGCACGGGACACTCTTGCATCTGGCGCAAAACGAACGCACCCGCGTCTACAACAGTGCCCTCGCGGAGACGTATACCGAGAACGCGTCTGCATCGGCGTACTGGCAATGGATTGCGGAATTAGGGCCGCGCTGCTGTGCCGGGTGCATTGATATGCATGGCACGATTCATCCCGTCAGTGAGCCTTTTTCGTTAGCCCATAATAATTGTCAATGTTGTGCGATGCCTATCGTTGACCCCGCGCGCCCCACGATCACCGTCCATGGTACTGATTGGTTCGACGCACAGCCGGACACGGTACAGCGCCATATCCTTGGTCCGGCGATGCACACATTATATCAGCAAAACTTGATCGGCCTTGATGATGTGCTCTCCCGGCCCTACACCGCATGGGGGATTGGCGCAGTCCCCAAAAGTATCGAGGCCTTAGTCCGTGAAGGCACTATTACTGCGCAGCACGCGCAAGAAGC